TTTGATGACATTGTAAGTAAATCTTACACCGGGGCGCTCAATGCTCTTCGAAATGGTCGTGCTCAAATGGGCGCGGACATGGCTGAAGGTAAGAAAACGGTCGAGATGGTTGCAGATGCTGCCTCATCTTTGGCTCAAGGTCTCCTCGCAGCGAAGCGAGGGAACTTTGGAGCCATCCCAGGTATTCTGGGTATGAGTCCCAAAGATATTATCTCTGGGAAGTCTTTAGCCAATCGTTGGCTGGAGTACCAATATGGATGGAAGCCCTTAATGGGTTCTGTCTATGATGGTATTCTGCAGATCCAGCGTGGCTTTCGTGCTAAGGAAATGATTTTCCGTAGCTCGTCGACTGCTTCTGATTCAGCTTCGAAGTCTTATCGCGAGAATGCTAATTTTGGCACTTTCATGGAATGTCTTAAAACATCCTCTGTTAGTGCTCGAACTACTTATCGCTATAAGGTTACCTCTGCAGTTATCGATAAAATCGATTCTGCTGGGTTGCTGAATCCCGTGAGTATTGCTTGGGAACTTGTTCCCTTCAGCTTCGTCGTTGACTGGTTTGTTCCAGTTGGCAACGTACTCTCGGCAATCACCGCAACTGCGGGTCTCGAGTTTGCTTCTGGTTATACCACTGTGAAGACGGAAGATGTAATCTCTCGTCATCGCGCGGTAAATCCGAGTGACTTTATTGGTCATTCGGGATATACAGAAGTTCTCTCTCCTGGTCTGCATAAAACCAGGACCTCGACGTTCCGTAGGATTGTGCACACTTCCTTTCATCTCCCTGAGTTGTATGGAAATGCGCATCCTTGGTCGTCAGCCCATGTCGCTAATGCACTTGCCTTGATTCGGCAATTGTTTTAGTTGCATTCCTCTAACCTCGATTCGAGGAGGAATTCACCTCCTCGTTAGCAAGGTTCAGGATTTCCCTGGCCTTATAGAAAGAGCAAACATGCCCAATCTGACTCCCCTTGTCCTCACGGACGGGACGGCTGACCGCACCTTCAACCCTGTTAATATCAATCAGGGTGTTGCGGCCCTCGAGGTGAACACCGGTGTTCCCATTGGGAACCCACGCATCACGATTTCGACGCCAGTGACTGCCTCTGGGAAGCGTAAAGTTTCCCTTAAGCTGGCTCTGCCCGTCGTTCAGGATGCCGTGGTCGGCGGGGTGACCCGGAAGACTGTTGTTCGTACGGCTTATGCCGACATTCAGCTTTCCTTCGATCAGACGTCGGAAACGGCGGAACGCGTTAAGGTTCTGAATATGTTGTCCTCGCTTTTTGGCTCGGCCAACATCTTCACCCTCAGCGCTACCGACCTTTCCGGCTTCTACTGAGCACTTAGTGTTCAGTAACCCTGGCGGAGAACGTCTCGCGATGGTCGGCCTTGTAGGGCTTTTCATCGTCGTGATGTTCCTCGCGTTCATATTCTCTATCGGGATGACCCGAGAGAATGCCATTATTGGAGTACCAAATGGCCAAGCACCGTCGTTCCACGCAACAATGCGTCAATACGAAGATGCCCGAGGAGTTAACCGAGCAGTTCCGAGAGAAAATTCAAGGATTGAGGTCGTTCCCGAAGGGGGACTATCTCAAGACTGAGGTTTTCTCAAAGTACGTAAGTTCGGACACCGATCCCGCGGAAACGCGGAAACTGCGAGCCATTACCAAATGGTTAGCGGTCGAGCGAGATAATGAAGCTACTAATGACAGATTATTTCTAACCCCCTCGGATTTTCAAATTATGCCGAGGGTGTCATTTGAGAGCTTTATGTCCTTCGCTCGTGATATCATTTCTGATATCATTGGTGTAACAGCACCTGTCGATGCCCTGATAGGGACATTTTCGGGTGGTGCGTCGACCAGTCGACCACGTACTCACAGCTACCCAGCTGGTAAGTACCTCGGAAAAGCGCATGTCACTCCTCGCTGTCTCGAGCTTTTTGAGGGCAGTGGTCTCTATCGGCCGTCTATTGACGGTCCTTTAGAAGACACTTCACTGTACTCCGAAATGCCTGGATGGTTTGGAGATGGGTCCCCGATCGATATCGTCGTGGTCCCGGGCAACGTGATGTTCACTGTTCCCAAGAAAACGGATATAGATCGCTGTGCTTGTAAGGAGCCCGATCTGAACATGTTCGTCCAGAAGGGGATAGGCTCCTATTTTAGGACCTGTCTTCGCCGTAATGGCGTCAACTTGAATGATCAGTCGATAAACCGATCATTCGCTCGTTCCGGCTCCTTAACCGGAGAATTGGCCACCTTTGATCTTTCATCGGCGTCCGATTCGGTTTCAACTGAGCTTGTTGCTCAATTGTTACCCGAGTGTTGGTATACCCTCCTTGACTCTGTGAGGAGTCATGTCACCATCATTGATGGTGAAGAGCATTCCAACCACATGTTTTCCTCGATGGGAAACGGCTTCACGTTTGAGTTAGAGAGCTTGCTCTTTTACGCAATCGTGAGGTCTATTTGTTTCTTTTCGGGGACTCGTGGAGTCGTTTCCATATATGGCGATGATATTATATGCCCAACTGGCATATCTCACATCCTACCCTATGTCTTTGGTTACTTAGGCTTCACCGTTAATCTGGAGAAGTCCTTTGTTTCCGGTGACATTCGGGAGAGTTGTGGGGGTCATTACCAGAATGGTCGCGATATCACTCCTTTCTATGTGAAGGCACCAATATCGACTTTGGTCGACGTCATCGACGTTGCTAATAAGCTCCGTCGATGGGCTGAGATCGAGGATTATTCAATCCTTGATCCTGAGGTAGAAGAGATTTGGCTTTGGCTTAAATCTTTTGTTCCTTCACATCTTTGGGGTGGTGGTGATACAACCTTTAAGTACCAACTGACTTCACACGATGTCAGTAGTCATCGGTTGGTTGAAGAAACCAAACGCTCTGATAATGGTACTGGAGGCTATTACCATTGGCTTAACGCCACATGGGATCGGACCGTTCTGAGAGATGGGGTGACTACCTCGTCTCGGACTGAAAGTCGACCTATATATAGGTCTAGATCTGTCCGCCAATCGGCA